AGGTACCCTGATAACATCTGCGGTGTAATATATGAAGCAGAAATGAAACCTTCTTGGAAAGACGCTGAAGTACTTGTACCTGTGAGAAATCGTTGTCAGTTCAGTTGGTATTGCGATGGCAAGTCAGATGAACCTACAGAAACAGATGCATGGAACGAATCTGTTTTAGTTGCACACCAAGTAATATACGAAGGTCGTATGAATGGATTAACAGAAGGTGCAACTCATTACCATACAGTTTACATTGAACCTTATTGGGCAAGTTCTTTAGATTTAATTGGACATATAGGATCTCATATCTTTTACCGAGAAAACTAATAAATAATACCATAATACATATTATGGGGTTTATTATGAGAGTCGCTGGTGTTGACTACAGTTTAAGTAGTCCAGCAATTTGTGTTCATGAAGGTGAAGAATGGAGTTACGATAACTGTACTTTTTATTATTATGTAAAGCAAAAGAAATTGCTAATTGGAGAGAAAGGGCAGTATCAAGCAACAATGTATCCAGATACTTGGTTCAACGATCAAGACAGATATGATATCATTGGATCTTGGTCTCAAGATAAATGTTTTGAGTGTGACTTTGTTGGAATTGAAGGATACGCATTTGGAGCGGTTGGTAGAGTATTTCAAATAGCAGAGAACTGTGGTTTACTTAAACATAAACTATGGGAGAAAGGAATCGCTTATGATGTCTATCCACCAACAATGATTAAAAAGTTTGGGTGTGGTAAAGGCAATGCAAATAAAGAAGCAATGATAAAAGCATTTGAATTAGAAACATCTATTGACATTCGCGAAAAATGTGGTATAATAAACAAATCATGGAACCCTATAACTGATATTGTAGATGCCTACTATATTTGTAAATATGGTTTCACACAACTTACAGAGAAGAAATATGATAGTAATATTTAACGGACCCCCAGCTTCAGGAAAGGACGAAGCAGCAAGCTTCTTCAAAGAAAAATTCGGATTTGGTAATCTCAGCTTTAAGTATCAATTATTTAAAGAAACTTTTGAACACTTTGAGGTTAATAAAAGATGGTTCATGGAAGGCTATAATGATAGAGAGCAAAAAGAAAAGAAAGAGTTTGCTCTAAACGGTATGTCAAGACGCGAAGCAATGATTCATGTATCTGAAAATATTATCAAACCAAAGAAAGGTTTGGATTACTTTGGACAATCAGTTGCTAACGAAATATTCGAAGGCAATAACTATGCATTAGCGGATGGTGGATTTGTTGAAGAACTTGAACCTATCATTCAAAAAGTTGGCAAAGAAAACGTTATCATTGTTCAATTAACTCGAGAAGGACACAACTATTCAACAGATTCAAGAAAGTACTTTAATGGTAAGCTAATTAAAGAATACACTATTAATGGAGCTACTGCAGTTGATAAAGCATACGTCCTTAATGAAGAAATGGATATTGCTACATATAGAATACATAACAATGGTTCAGTAGCTGCGTTTCATTCTGCTCTTACTGACGTATACAATGAAATTAATGAGGCCCATGCCCTCAAGTAAAATAATGGAGAAATAAAATGAGTTGCATTTATAAAGGTGTAGTGATTGATTCAGAACTGTCTGCTAATTCAAAAGGCGGAAGTGAAATGATGAGACAACGATTGATTGATAACATGGACGCGGAAGTACTTGAAAAGGTTGCTATCCATTTATCAAGACCAAGAGAACTATATAATGATGTACCAAATATCTTTTGGTGTCATGATCTATCGGAAGATCCAGAAAATCAAATTTTAAAAGATGAAGGCTGGCAGAAGTTTCATCACTTTGTCTTTGTGACAGCGTGGCAAAGAGATCAGTACATTATGCGGTTCGGTATACCTTACGGTAAATGTTCTGTTATTCATAATGCCGTTGAAGTAAAGTATGACCCACAAGAAAAAGATATGGAAACAATTCGTTTCGTATATCATACAACTCCTCACCGTGGTTTAGAACTGCTTGTTCCTATCTTTGCTTCGTTAGCAAAAGAATTCAAAAATATCCATCTCGATGTCTATTCAGGATTTGAAATTTATGGTTGGAAAAATCGAGACGAAGCATATAAACCATTATATGAACAGATTAAGCAACATCCTAATATGACTTATCATGGTGTTAAGTCAAATGATGAAGTATTAGCAGCGTTAAAGAAATCTCATATTTTCCTATATCCTAATATATGGAAAGAGACATCTTGTATTGCATTACTCGAAGCGATTAAATCTCAAATGATTTGTATTCATCCAAACTATGGAGCGTTGCCTGAGACTGGTGCTAATGCAACTATTATGTATGATTGGAATGAAGATATGAATCATCATGCAAATTATGCGTTTTCAGTAGCAAAACAAATTCTAATAGCGATGAAGAACGATCCTAATTACTTTAATGGATTTACCTTCTCTGATAGATTTAATTTGGCAAGAAACAACATACAATCATTTTCCACAATGTGGAACACTCTATTGAGGAATATTGGTGATGCCTACCAAGAATAAAGACAACCTTATATATTTTCCAAAGATACATTCTAATCCTCCAATTAATGAGGAAAGTGTTGCGGAGAAGATAAGAGATTATAAAGAATCTTATTCATCAGAATTAGCAGAAATTATATGGGAGAACGTACTGGGAGAAATGGCAAGAGCAGGCTGCGATTTTGATGAAGACTTTGAAACATATTTTCCAAGTATGATTTTAATCTTTGAATCTATTCGTTCGTTACATCTACAAACAATGGGAGAAGAACATCAACTTCAACATTTTGCCAAACAAAATGTTGAGATTCTCGATAGTGATGAGACTCAAGTGGCCGGTAGTTTGAAAAAGAATTTAGAAGAAACCATTGACATTGATGAAGATGTTTGATATAATATAATCTGTAAATGTAAATAATGGATAAATTATGATATTAGTTGACTATAACCAAGTAATGCTCGCGAGTCTTTTCGCAGGTATTGGTAATCACACAAACATGGAAGTTGATGAGAATCTACTTCGTCACATGTTCCTCAATTCAATAAGATTCAATCGCAAGAAGTTTTCGAAAGAATACGGCGAAATCGTAATCTGCGCTGATAACACAAACGTATGGAGAAAAGATTACTTTCCATACTATAAAGCAAATCGTAAAAAGAACAGAGATGATTCTGAACTCGATTGGAATGCTTTGTTTGATATCATCCACCAAATACGTAGAGAAATTGAAGAGTTCTTTCCTTACAAAGTAGTCTATGTTGATCGTTGTGAAGCTGATGATATTATCGCAACACTCTGTATGGAACATGGTACTGAATTGAATACAGGAGCAGAAAAGATTCTGATTCTGTCTGGTGATAAGGACTTTATTCAATTACAAAGATTCGCAAATGTTGACCAATACAATCCCGTCCTTAAGAAGTTTGTAAGACATGCAAATCCTCAGCAATATATAACAGAACACGTTCTTCGTGGTGACACTGGTGATGGTGTACCAAACATATTAAGTCCTGATAATTGTCTTGCTATTGGTGAAAGACAAAAACCAATGACTAAGAAGCGTATTGAATTATATAGTAAAGATCCAAGCGCAATGGACGAAGAAACAAAATTAAGGTTCAATCGTAATAAACAAATGATTGATCTTACTATGATACCTCAGGAGTTTGTTGATAATATTCTTGAGGCTTATAATAACCAAGAAGAGGTGGGAAGGTCTCACTTATTCAATTACTTCATTAAGCAAAAGTTGAAAAATTTGGTTGGTGATATACAGGATTTTTAATATGTTAAGAATGGCAATCTCAGATATAATTAATACAGCTGCGGCAAAAAGTGTAAAGGAAAAAGTCGAGCACTTACAAAAACACGACACCGTACCACTAAGACAAGTACTTCGTTTGATTTACGACAAAGATATTGAGTTCTTAGTACCTGATACGAAACCACCATTCAAAGAGAATAGACTCGTCGATCTTGAAACTATGTTATATAGAGAAGCAAGACGTTTGAGAATTTTCTTTAAAGGCGGTGGATACGATAACCTCAATAAGAATAGAAGAGAAGCATTGTTTATTCAATTACTTGAAGACTTATACATTCCAGATGCAAATATGTTATCAGAGAATATGATTTCTCATACTCCAATTAAAGGGCTTACAAAGAAAACATTGGAATTAGCTTTTCCAACACTATTCACAGATCCACTTAACTTTAAGTAATAAGGAAAATTGCTATGCCTCGGCAGCGCAAATCAACCATTCATTCTGATGATTGGTATGAACCGAAGATACAAGATCGGAAACAAAAGAAAAAGAAGAACCAGGCAAGGAAAGACCTCCAAAAGCAGAAATTCTCTGATAAAAGAACTTTTCTTTCATAAAACCATTGACATACGGTCAATTGTTTGTTATAATAGTTGTATAAATTGATAATAAACAGGAATAATATGGACCACAGAAAAGACAAACTAATCCTCGTAGATTGTGATGGTGTTCTCCTTGATTGGAAATACAGCTTCTACAAGTGGATGGCAGAGAATGGCTATAAAGTTGCAACTGAAGGCGTTTATGATATTGAAGCAACATTTGGTATTGAAAAATCTTCCGCGAAGAGACTTGTAAGACAGTTTAATGAATCTGCAAGGATTGGATTCCTACCTGGTTTAAGAGACGCAATTAAATACGTTAAAAGATTACACAGTGAAGGATATGTCTTTCATTGTATTACTTCTTTATCAAAAGATGAATACGCCAAGAAAGCAAGAATGGAAAATCTTGAAAGACTATTTGGTAAAGGCGTGTTTGAAGAACTAATATGTTTGGACTGTGGAGCTGATAAAGACGAAGGTCTATTACCTTATAAAGATAGCGGATGTATTTGGGTCGAAGATAAACCTCTCAATGCTGAATGCGGAGTTGATCTGGGTCTCAGATCAATTTTAATAGAACACGATTTCAGTAAAGACTATATTAATAATGATATAATAAAAGTTAAAAATTGGAAAGAAATCTATGAGTCAATCGTATAAATAATTATATGAATGTTAGGATAATATATTAGATGCCAATCTACTCATTTAAAAACAAAGACGGCTCAGGTGATATCTTCGATAAGTTTATGAAGATGGCTGACCGCGAAGTCTACCTACAAGACAACCCCCAAATCCAACAGGTCATAACCGGCTCCGTACCGTTAATTGATAGTGCACGGTTAGGTCGAGCAAAACCCGACCAAGGTTTTCGTGATTTACTTACATCAATGAAACAAAACAAATCATACACTGGAAACAAAATCAACGATTGGAAGTAATTCTAATTGCTTCTTACATCTGTTGATGCAAAGGAGGTTTTATGTCAAGAGCACGTCGTATATCACTAAAGGATAAAAAAATGTCACGAAGGGAAAAGGAGGGTTCAAGAATGGATTCTAAGTTCAGCATGAATCAGATTCGTCCCTTAACGGATACACAAGGTGAAATGTTCGATAGTTATAATGCTGGGTATAATATCGCTGCCATTGGTACGGCAGGTACAGGAAAAACAATGTGTGGTCTTTATCTAGGCTTATGTGATATATTAAGTAACGATGATTACCATCAAGTTATAATTGTTCGTTCTGCAGTTCAAACAAGAGAACAAGGTTTCATGCCTGGTACTCTAGCGCAGAAAGAAGCTTTATATAGTGTACCTTATTCCGATATTATAAACGACTTATTTGGCCGAGGAGACGCATGGAGTATCTTATCTCAAAAGTCTTCAGTCAAATTTATGACATCGTCGTTCGTTAGAGGTTTAACGTTTGATAATTCTATTATTATTGTAGATGAATGTCAAAGTATGACTTATCACGAACTCGATAGTATTATTACTCGAGTCGGAGATTCGTCACGAATCATATTCTGTGGTGATACTGCTCAGGATGATCTTGCTGGAACTAGACACAAACATGACAACTCAGGACTTCAGGATTTCCTCAAAGTCCTATCTCGTATGAGCCACTCTTTTAAGATAGTTCAATTTGGAATTGAAGATATCGTAAGAAGTGGTTTAGTTAAAGAATATATTATAGCAAAGGAGACAACCGCTCTAAAGCCTCGTATGGTGGCTTAAATCGAAGGGGTGGTCGCAAGGCCACCCTTTCTACTTAACTTATTGGAAATTATATTATGAAATTATTTGAACACAATTCAGAGGCGCCTGTCCTCGAAAAATTAACTCGAGCATCCGTAGATGGTAAACGTATTTACCAAACTCCGTCTGGTGCTGGTTATCCCTCAGTTACGACTGTCTTAGGTATTCTCGGTAAAGAGGATATACAAAAATGGAGAGATCGTGTTGGTCATGCAGAAGCGGATAAAATTTCAACTCAAGCTGCTCGACGTGGTACTGCCGTTCATAAACTCTGCGAAGATTATTTAGATAACGACCCAGATTTTGCGAAAAAACATATGCCTGCCAATGTTCATCTATTCAACACAATGAAACCTATCTTGGATGAACGAATAAATAATATTTGGTACCAGGAGTGTTTCCTCTATTCTGACGAATTACAAACCGCAGGTCAAGTTGACTGTATTTGTGAATGGAATGGAGAACTTGCTGTCGTAGACTTTAAGACATCAAGGAAGCCAAAGAAAGAAGAATGGATTCTAAACTATTATATGCAAGTATCCTTCTACGCAAAAGCATTTGAAGAAATGACTGGTAACAAAGTAAAGAAAGGAGTGATCTTCATTGGAGTTGACGATAATGAACCTCAAGTGTTTGAGTTCGAGCCCGCTGATTACAATGATCATTTTAAAGCTGTAAGGTCAACATATAAAGAGCTCTATGAAAAAGATAAGGTACATAATAACGGATGAAAACATGGGCGTGTTTATTGGTACATATAATGGATATGACCTCGGCATGGAGGATGATGGCAGAGTCTATGCAACCTTTGCAGCTAACAACCCTTTCGGTATAACTAATGTTTGTAGTTTTAAAACTGAAAGAACTGCTCGTAATTATATAGCAGATATGTTCCCACCCAAGAAACAAAGACAGCTGTATACACTGGCAGTTGAAACAGAAACAGAATTTCCGACCGTCGTTGATTTAATAAAGTCAGGACACGGCGACCAAACATTTGATATGATAGATGGGTTAGTTGCGGAAGGAAGTCAACTAATACACTAATAGGATATAATTATGAATCACAAAACGCTAAACAAAAATATGGACATGGGCTTTCTTGACATGGATCATGTAGCAAACATGAGAAAAGAATTCTTTATTACTAAGGATTATGAATGGTGGGGTCAAGTAAAAGAAGGTGACGTCGTAGTTGATGTTGGTACTTGTGTTGGTATGTTCAGTTGT